TGTCACCTATCGGTGATTGCCAGTTGGTTAACTCTCGTGAACTCTCGTATGCCTTTAATGTGATCGCTCGCGGTTACGTTAAGGGTATGCGTGATAAGTCACGCTACGACGAGGTGGTAGGTGCACTCGAAAAGACGAAGCAAATGTTGTATGAGGAGTTCATCAAGCCTTACGAGGCTCAACAGAAGTTTGACAACGGGGAGATTGAATGAGGTACAACTATGAAGTCTGGAATTGGGAAACACGTCGTCGTCTCGAGATAACAACCAACTTCGACAGAGCTGTCAACATGGTGAGGCTCGTACCGAACAAGGCAGGTCGCATCGATATCGCCGATAACCTGGAGCCTGCATCGAAGCATGCCCCGTTGTTCACAGAGGATGATTTCCTAGGTTGGCAAACAAAACTAGAGCGTGATAATTCTTGGGTGTTTCCTAAGAAGACATACAACGCACTAGAGGAGACTGATGGTTTTCATGTCACTGAACATCCTGTCGAGCCTCAGGTTCCTAACGTCGTGCATGACTTTGCAGGTGCAGCTGAGTCGTTCAATGAGGTGCTACGTGAGATCGCTAAAGGTCCACAGCACTTGATTGATAACAATGCTAAGACGGCAGCTGCAGTCGGCAAACCACAGATGTCTGGTATCCCGCCGATTGCACTGTTAGCACTTGGTACGGCGATGCAAGATGGTGTGAACAAGTATGGCCTGACCAACTGGCGTGACAGCCAAGTATCTGCCACAGTGTTCTATGATGCAATGATGCGTCACCTACTCGCGTGGTATAGCGGGGAGGACTGCGCAGCAGATAGTCATGTAGTCCATCTGGGTCATCTGATGGCAGGTGCAGCTATCCTGCTTGATGCTGAGCTTCATGGTTGTTTGAACGACAACAGACCTAAAGGTGAGCACATCACCGCTGAAATCCTGTCATTCGTTAAGCGGTAAATTTCTGGAGTCCAAATGGCTCGTTACATAAGTGACATTGAAACAAATGGACTCCTACAAGAATGCACACGCCTGTGGATTGTTGGAGTCAAGAACATTGACACAGGCGTTGTGCAGTATTGGCTTGAAGGAGACCTTGGTTGGCAGAAGGTGTTCGACGAAGCCGATCAAATCGTTGGACATAACTTCTTGGGCTTTGATATTCCGGCATTAGAGAAACTGACAGGCTGGAAGCCACCTAAAAAGTTGATGATCATAGATACATTGCTGATGTCACAAGTTCAGGACTACAAACGTTTCGGAAACCGAGGACACAGCCTTGAAGTGTGGGGTGAGAACCTAGGTTATCCTAAAGGAGACACTGGTGATCCTGCCATCTTCTTCTCTAAGTATTCTGAAGAGATGCTGGAGTACTGGAAGCGAGACATGGAGCTTGGTGGTAAGGTCTACAATGTACTCGGCAAAGAGTTGAAGGAGAAAGCAGCAAGAGAGCCGATAATTCGTACCTACCTGAAGGCTGAGCATGCGGCAGCTAAGTTCGTCGCACAAGCATCATTACGTGGTTGGCCATTCAACATTGCAGCTGCTGAGAGCCTGTTCGGAAAACTGACAATTGAGATGGACGTCGTGCGAGCTAAGATTCTACCGAAGCTAGGTTTCAAAGCTGTGGCAGTAGACAAGGCGAATGGTGTTGTCCCATGGAAGGAAGCTAAGTGGACAAAGATTGGAGCATACTATCACCATCTAGCTACGTGGTTCAATATCGACCCTATGACTGGTCAGGATTGGAATCGTCTAGTTGAAGGACCATACAGTCGCGTCGAGATTGTACCACTCGATATCGACAGCATTGATGATGTAAAGATCTTCCTTTACAGGCACGATTGGATTCCGACAGAGTATAACACGAAAGTCGATCCTAATACAGGCCGTAAGGTGAACACCTCTGGTAAGATTACGGAGGACAGCCTGCAGTGTATGGAAGGGGATGGTAAGTTGTATTGTGACTTCTTAACAACGAAATCACGATATAGCATCCTGAAGGGCTGGCTTGAGAAGGTGGATAGAAACAATCCGTTGTGTCCTCCTGGGCTTGGCATTTTACACGGCGACTGTATGACAATCGGTACGCCTAGTATGCGTGCACGGCATAGTATCATCGTCAATGTTCCAGCTGCTGAGTCGGTGCTTGGTCCAGAGATGCGCGCACTGTTCACTACGCTACCTGGATGGAAGTTGATTGGCTGTGACTCTGCAGGTAATCAGGCACGTGGATTGGCGCACTACTTAGAGAGCGAGGAGTTCACTCAGACGCTATTGAATGGCGACATTCACCAGTACAACGCCGATGTGTTGACACAATGTTTGGCAGAGATGGGTATCAAGCACACTGTACCACGACCAAGAGCTAAACGTATTCTATATGCGTTCTTGTTCGGTGCTTCCGGAGGCAAACTCTGGAGTTACATCTTTGATAAGCCAGATGAGAAACGCGGTAAGAAGCTAAAGTCACTGTTCACCAAGGCTGTTCCTGGATTCAAGAAGCTGCTGGAGAAGCTTGAAAACATCTTCGGCAAGACGCAGCAATGGGGTGACGGCTATATCCCAGGTATTGGTGGCAACCGCATCTATTGTGATAGCTTCCATAAGTTGTTGGTCTATCTTCTGCAAGCTTGCGAGAAGGCAACATGTGCGGCTGCAGTGATGCTAACAATGGAGCGGCTAGAAGAGAAGGGTATCGAGTATTGGCCCGTAATGTTTATGCACGATGAGGAAGACTTCCTTGTGCCGGACGAACACGCGGTAGAGGCTGCAGCTATCGGGAAGCAGGCTTTTAAAGATGGCCCGAAGCTGTTTGGTGTCCAGATAATGAACGGTGACGCTAAGATAGGAGAGAACTGGTATGAGGTGCACTGATGAGTACTTGTCCTGTATGTAATGGTCTTGGCTACACAAGCAAGACTAGCTACGGACGGATTAGGTGCTGGAACTGTGCCGGCAACGGTTGGGATCCTTTGGAAAATTTCAGATGGAGTAAAAAGAAGGTGATAACAACGTACTGTCTACACTGGTTGTCCTATGAGGATAACCTGCAACACGTCAGGGTGCTCGATCTGGAGCATGAAATCGAAGCATGGCAGCTTGCTTGTGAGGCTTTGACAGGGGTAGCTCAAGGCACACTTCTCGGATTAACAATCGAGGAACTTAAAGAGTTAACTACTGATATCGGTGTGATCGATGTGACGGAGGCTAAGAGTGGCGACACAGAAGCTGAAGACTAAGTACTACGAGGCACACGTCGCAATTGATCCTGTAATTGATGCTTACAAGAGGCAACTGATTGAGCTAGCTGAGGCTTTCAAGTTCAAGGTAGCTGATCTTTTAATGAGCAAAGACGGGTATTTCGTAGTCTCTGACCATGATATGTTCATGACAGGGCATTCACATGACTACGAGCTGTTGAACAGAAACATGATCGCATTGGTGCTGGCACTGGCAGAGCAGGGTTACAAAGTAAGGCGTTACAAAATGGAGGCTGTCATCTTCGATTCAAGAGTGAGGGGTGCGCTATGAGTGAAATTTCAGAGACGTTCGAGGCTGTAGTGCAACGTATTGCAACTGTCACAGATACGCAATTCGGTGATCCCTCGCTCAGTCCTTCTGATGTCTGGCTGGAGGCTTATACGCGTAGCCTTTTAGAAGAGCTGTACCCGCTAGATCCTGTATGCTGGGTATTGACAGACGATATCGAATATGATGGTACTACACACGGGCTGACCACAATCAATGTTTGCCCTGCGAATGTTGAGAACTGGACGGCACTATTCGTAATACCACAGTTGATAAAGGAGCTGCGCTAGTGAGTAAGTACACACGTTGGTATCCGCCAAGTGTAAACCCGCATAGAGTAGGTTGGTATCCAACAGAGTGTATCTGTGGTAAGCGACACTATTGGGATGGTCTTGCTTGGTACTACAAGAATCCCCAGGGAAAGATGATTCCTTGGGTTGCCATTCGCTGGCGCGGCTTGAGTGAGAAGTACAACGGAGAGGATACTGATGCTGGCAATAATAGACGGTGATGTGCTCGCTTATCACGCGTGCAAGACAAGGTTCAAGCCAGATGAGGCTGTTAACTTAATCCTCAACGACAAGGGCAATCTTGTAAAGGCAAACAAAGAATACACTATGGCAGAGGATGCAGAGTACTTGGGTCAGTCGTGGGATAATTTCCAGCGTCAGGCTAAAGACTTGCTCGATTGTGTATTTGCAACAGACCACCTGATGGCTGTAAAGAGTCAGCATAACTTTAGGAATCTGTTGTATCCAGAATACAAGATGAACCGGCACAAGGATCCTCGGCAGTCCAACTTCTTCGTACCAGTACTAAGAGGAATGGCTGTGGACGAAGGTCTGGCAGTAGAGGCTGTCAATATGGAGGCCGACGATTTGATGCGGATATGGGCGGAGCAAGCTCGTCTTGCAGAGATGCCTTATGTTATCTGCACTATTGACAAGGATCTGAAGTGTATCCCTGGGCTGTACTACAATATGAAAACCAATGTGATAGAAGAGATCACAGAGGAATTCGCATTACGGTTCTTCTATGAGCAGCTGCTCAAGGGCGACGGCGTTGACAACATACCTGGAATTCCAGGTGTTGGCCCTGTTAAGGCTGAGAAGCTGCTAGTGGATTGTAGTACGGAGTTCGACATGCAGGAAGTTGTTGTCGAGCAATACATGAGCTTCTACCCGACAGACTGGTATAACTATCTCCAGAGTAACGGGGCGATGCTCTATCTCAAGAAGCACGAGGATGACTTCTTCAGCTGTAGGTCTTGGGAGATTGTTCAGACAGTCCTGAGCATGGATTCGTCTATTTCGGAGTCCCTTGCGGCACAAGGAGAGGCGGAAAAATTGGCAGCACCGGCCAAAACTGCCACGCTGCCGGACGCGGGTGCACCCCATGGGGCGAGTATCGCCGCGCCCCCAATCGCCGCGCCTGCAGCCACTCCGCAAGCCACAGCGGTCAAGGCGACCGGCATGTCACTCAAGATAGGGTGACAGAAACGCAGACACGAAAACGAGCATAGAGAGGAGTAACGTAATGTCCATGTATATGGAAGAAGACGGTTGGCGCAACGAAGATGACGAAGGGCCGTATTGCCCTGTGTTACGTACAAAAGGGCCGTGGACTATTATCAAATACATCAACGAAGCCCCTATCTATTTAAGAAAAAAGGGTGAGCCCGAAGAGCGTTCGTTTGCCTCGGTAACCGCTGCAAAGCTGTTTGTTTCGGAGGCCGAATGTCAATCGGTAGCTTGAGAATAACTCCAGTTCTCATGGACACTGACACTGGCATAATCACGCCAGTACAGGCGTCTAGCAAAGAGAACATCATCACGCGACCGCGTAAGTCCCGTTACACTGAAGAACCCAATGGACACTGGGACTTTCCAGAGCTTATGAATCAGAAGAATTGCTTTGGCTTTATCTATCTGATTCGCAACAAGGTGAATGGGCGAGCGTACATTGGTAGCAAGCAATACGTATCGACGAAAGGAAAAGTCAAAGGGCAGGAAACAACCTGGCGTTCATACACAAGTTCTAGCAAGGAGCTCGTGATTGACGTCAAGCAGTACGGTCTGAACAACTTCGACTTTGTCTGCCTGGAAGAGTATCACAAGCGTGGCACTCTTGGTTACGCGGAAGCATGGACGATGATGCATGTCGAGTGCTTCGTTAATCAGGATCGTTGGTACAATGGCTACATGGAGGCTGTAACCTGGAAGGTATCTGAGAGGATTACAGAAAGGCACAAACAACGGCTAGACGACTGGAGCAATCGTGTATCAGCACAAGCTTTACAACAAACACCTTGAACTCTGGGCAGCTCCAGTGTACAGTAAGGTAAATCAGCACTTTGTAGGTAAGGCTGAACAACACCTAGCTATCTATGACAAGCGCGCCTTAGACGTTGTAGCTGTCTATAAGTTGGCGATTGCGTACGGACACACGTGGCTGCTGAATGTCAACTTCAGTAATTTGAAAGTAGAAAGGAAGAAACTTGCTTAAATTCATTGGGCAACTTTGCGTGATGTTGGCAGTGATCTTTACAATGTTGGGCGCAGTATTATCTGCGCAACAAGCAGCATGGACAGCTGCCGACTATATGGTAATGGCGATGGCACTGCTGTTGTTCGGCGGTGCTCTCATGGGTGTTGACAAACACGCATTACCCACTAACGGAGCGACAGATGGGGAAAATCGTCAAGGCTAATCAGCCTTGTATCAATGATGATTGCAGTAGCAGTGACGGACGCCAGGTGTACGAGGATGGAAGTTCATTCTGTTTTGTATGCCAGAAGTACTTCAAGAAAGGCACTACGGTTGTGGAAAAGGAGACACCAGAACCTGTCAAGAATAATTACGTCAAGGGGCCAACTACTGCCGAGGAGGTGAAACAGTTTCCTGTGCAGGCAATTGGTCGAGGTATTGATAAGGCTGTCTGTGAGTTCTACGATGTCCGCGTGGGCTTCGGATCAGATGGCAAGATCAATGAACACTACTACCCTTACGAGGGCGATGCCTACAAGGTTAGAAAGATACCGAAGGCATTCTATTCGATCGGTAAGTGCAAGACACTGTTCGGTAAGGAGCGTTTCCAGGGTGGTGGCAAGCGTGTCGTAATCACTGAGGGTGAAGTTGATACACTTAGTGTGGCACAGGCATACATGAAGAAGTACGGCAAGATTTATCCTGTTGTATCGTTACCCTCAGCTAAGGCATTCGCTGATGTTGCAATCCTAGCAAATAGAGAGTGGCTTCGCAGTTTCGGCGAGGTTGTTCTGTGTCTGGACAATGATGAGGCAGGTAATGAGATACTCGCTAAGGCCATCAAGATCATTGGTGTCGACAAGGTAAAAGTCTGTAAGTTGCCTGTCAAAGACGCCAACAAGATGCTAACGGTGCATGGCCCTGATGAGTTGCTCACTAAGATATGGGATGCCGAACGATTCATTCCATCTGGAGTGATCGACAAGGATAAGCTGTGGGCTGCACTTGAAGAGTACAACTCATTGCCATCTGTACCGTATCCAGATTGTCTGGGCGGCCTCAATGAGAAACTGAAGGGTATGAGAGAGGGTGAAATCTCTCTGTTCATATCAGGCACAGGTGCAGGCAAGAGCACCATGCAGCGAGAGATCATGCTGCACATACTGCAGACCACCGATGCTAAGATCGGGATTGTATCCCTTGAAGAAGCACCTGCTGAGACAGCTAGGAAGTTATCTGGCATGCAATTGCTACGTAACCCTGCAGATGAGGAGATACCGTTACCTGAGCTGAAGGTTGGTTTCGATGCAGTGTTCGGTAGTGATCGTGTACTGCTGCTAGACCACCAGGGCAGTATGAATGATGACAGCATCACCGAGAAGCTAGAGTATATGTGTCTGATGGGCTGTAAGTACCTGTTCATCGACCATATAACAATCCTTGTGTCTGAGGGAACTGAGGGCCTGTCTGGAAACGAGGCGATAGACAAGATCATGAATACCATGCAACGGATAGTCAAGCGACATCCAACATGGATCGGACTGATATCGCACTTACGTAAAGCACCAGTAGGCGGAAAGTCGTTTGAGGAAGGCAAATTGCCAAGTGTTGATGACATCAAGGGCAGTGGTAGTATCAAGCAGATATCCTTCGATATTGTTAGCTTTGCCAGAGACATGACGGCTGACGATGACATGACGCGTAACACGATCAAGATGCGTGTTCTCAAATGTAGGCATACGGGTTTGACTGGTACCGTAAGAGGCGCTTACTATAACTATAAAACCGGTAGACTGGTTGCGGCAAGTTCTTCACCTGAAGAAGACTTCCAACCAATGTAAAAGGAGCAACATGTCTAAAACTCCCTGGAGTAGCGTAGGCTATCTCACATATAAGAGGACGTACAGTCGGCATCTGGAAGGTAACAGCGGTCCAACAGAGGAGTTCGAAGACACAATCAATCGTGTCGTCGATGCTTGTAACAATCAGTTGACCTGTGACTTCTCGGAAGCAGAATCATTGCGCCTTAGACAGTATCTGTTGGAATTGAAGGGTAGCGTTGCAGGACGGTTCCTATGGCAATTAGGAACGCATACAGTTGAACGTTTTGGGTTGGCCAGTCTGCAGAACTGTGCATTCGTGGTCGTGGATCACCCGATCGTTCCTTTCACGTGGACGATGGACATGCTCGCACTTGGCTCAGGTGTGGGCTACAATATACAGGCCAAACATGTTGACAAACTACCGGCAGTCCGAGAGTGGTTTCGAGCGCCTACACGCATTGATCACGGGGGAGCAGACTTCATTATACCTGATAGTAGGGAAGGCTGGGTTAGGTTCCTTGCTAAAACTCTCAAAGCCGCCTTCCTTTCGGAAAGGAAAGAGAAAGGGACGTTCACGTATTCCACACAAGTTGTGCGTGGTAAGGGAACGCCGATTAAGGGCTTTGGAGGTGTTGCTTCAGGTCCAGAAGATCTCGTTTGGGGAGTTGGAAAAATATCGGAAGTACTACTCCGACGCTCTGGGAAGAAAGTAAGGCCGATCGACTGCCTCGATATCATGAACATCATCGGACATGTAATTGTGGCAGGGAATGTCCGACGCAGTGCACAGATAGCAATTGGCGATCCTGACGATATCGAGTTCCTGCTTGCTAAGAGGTTCGATATCGGTAACGTTCCAGCATGGCGTGCTATGAGTAACAACTCGGTTGCATGCGATGATATTCGTGATCTGCACGAGTACTTCTGGGATACCTACTCGCCTGATAATAAGGGCAATCCGCGTGAGCCATACGGACTTGTCAATCTGCGTTTGTCTCGCAAGGTTGGACGTCTAGGTGAGGATGAGTACCCTGATCCTGAGGTTCAAGGATACAATCCCTGTGCGGAGCAGTCTCTTGCTCCATACGAGACGTGTTGTCTGGCGGAGATATTCCTGCCGAACATCACATCGCGTGAAGAGTTCTTCGATCTGATCGAGTTGTTGTATCGTGTGAACAAGCATTCATTGCTGATCCCGTGTCACCACCCGGAGACAGATCAGATTGTTCACCAGAACATGCGCATGGGTATCGGCCTCACAGGTATCCTTCAGGCAAGCAAGGAGCAACTTAGCTGGATGAGCGATGGCTACATTCACTTGCGTAACTACGATGAGCGCTACTCAGAGTTGAAAGACTTGAACACCTCGATCAAGCTTACTACGGTGAAGCCTAGCGGCACATTGTCGTTGCTTCCTGGTGTTACTCCAGGTGTTCATCCCGGCTACTCACAGTACATGGTACGCCGTATTCGGATTGCAGCTGGTCATGAGTTGGTGGAAGTCTGTCGTAAGCATGGCTATCCTGTGGAGTACCAGAAGGACTATGACGGCAAGGACGACTACAACACTGTCGTTGTGACGTTCCCGTTCGCGTACCCAGAGGGCACTATCCTTGCAGATCAGATGACAGCAATGGAGCAGTTGAAGTGGATCAAGCGTTTACAGACTGAGTGGTCAGATAATAGTGTCAGTTGCACGATCTACTACAAGAAGGAAGAGCTGCCTGAGATCAAGGACTATCTGCTGAAGCACTATCGTAACAATCATAAGTCGTTATCGTTCTTGCTACATAACGAGCATGGCTTCACACAAGCGCCATACGAGGCTATCACAAAGGAGCAGTACGACGAACTCGTTGCAAGTACCACAATCATCACTTCCATTTCGAGTGCTCAATTCGAAGGTGGCGATGAGTGTGCAACGGGTGCTTGTCCTGTAAGGTAAACAACTAGGGTGTCCTTCGGGGCACCTTAAAAATTGGAGAACGTATGAAGGCAGAGATAGTGGCATTGATCATCGTAGGAGCACTCTGTATTACCCTCTTACTGATCACAGGTGTGTCCAGACAGAATTACCTAGACTGTCTGGCGAATCAGATGGAAGTGGCAAAGGCGTTGGAGACGGCGAAGTATACACATATTCTGCCAAGTTGTCGCTAAGTACGTAGTAACCTACGAGGAGTTGCACAATGGCAATAGATTTGGCAGTTAAAGAGTTAATTGAAGTAATCGTAAGAGCAAGGGCAGTCATGACCGCGAATCTAAGTGTATTAGAACTGTCAAGTAATGTCTCCACAACTGAATTGATGCGTGTAGAGATATTCCGAAATGTTCTGCACGAATATGTCGATGAGCTGACGAGCATGGAAGCAGAGTTGAAAGAGCTGTTCGAATGAGCTACTTCCGTGGCAAGTTCGATGATGGCTATCGTGATGTGTTCTTCGACGACATCGGAGCCGCGATAGCTGCACTGCACCCTGACCTTGTTGGCGCTCACATCTTCAGGCAGCTGGATGCACTAGGTCTGTATCAATCATTCATAGACGGAGAGACGCCTTACGGTCTCCCCTATTCGTTTTCAAAGGAGAAGAAAGATGGCGGATGATATCTATATGCACCCCGCACCTGTAGCGATGGTCAACCTGGATGCACCACCAGAACAGATGACGAAAGAGCTGGCAGTGTCGGAGGCATACGGTGTGCTACAAGACATACATGGCAACCTGTCACCCGATGGATGGCTACTGAACGGGACAATTGATCCTGGGCGGATTGAGACTGCACTGACGCAGATAGAAGATGCATTTCCCGAGCTGTTCACACCAGCCGAATTTGATGACAGCATGGACGGTGATCATGCAAGTGCTCTCGCATCTGCAGGATGGGGTACAGACGAGGACTACGGCGGTGGCGATGGCAACGAACACTTCTAACAGCAGAATACAGAACCTGTCGTTCGTTCGCCGCTGGTACGGTACGGGTAACATTGAAACACGATTCATAAGGTGTAGCTACGATCAGCAGAAGGAGTTCTTTGCGGGTGTCCCTCCTGAGCAGTCAATGCCGCACGCTACCAGAGATGACATCGACTTCTTACTTAACACGACGTCAGACATATGAGCGAACCATTCGACTACGAGAAGGCTGTTGAGACAGCTGAAGCTAGACGTGACTTCTTGCGAGAGGAATGTGCTAGCTGTAACAACTGCTCGGAGCTAGGGCAGCAGCCACACTATGAGCACTGCTACATGTTTCAAGTGCGACCGGAGCTTAATGTATGTTATCATTGGAGACGCAAAGTTGAACAAGAGAAAGCTTAAGAAGTTGGCATCTGTGGACGTCGAACTTGAACGCTACGTGAAGAACCACCTGTCCGCCAGAAAGATCATGGACAGGTTATTGCCCAAGCTGCAAAAGCTCGGTGAGGAGTGGTGGAGTGTCACAACAACCGGTAGGGGTTACAGCACAGGTATCTCCATGCGTGATCTGGACGGCTTCAAAGATAATCGCTTGGTGGAAATGCTTGAGCGTATTGTCGCATTGGATCCTGCTAAGATGCGTTCTAGTGAGTATGCCAATTACAACGAAATCGATTATCACTTCGAGTTCGACAATGTTTCAATCAGCGTGTTCGCCTACATTAAGGAAGACTCTCCGACATGCCGTAAGGTTGTTACAGGAGAGCGCTACGTGGCTGGACATACCGAATATGACTTCAAAATGGAGTGTGATTAATGCT